CCAATACAGGGGAATTTGATTTGGTAAGCTGCATGACTAACCGTTTGGGATTACCTTATCAGTTGGTCAATGGCATAATTAACGAAAGCATGGACTTTGCCGAACACATGGGAATAGGTAGGTACTTGGCCCAAATGTATTGGACTGAGGTTGTAAAGGCTCCGAATGCAATTGCCGGTATTATGATGCTGTTTTCCAAGAAAACTTGGTTGGCAATTGGTAAGGTTCCTGAAGGTGGAATAGTTTTGAACGGTGCATTTGTAGACTACCACATTTGCGAAGCGATTTATAGGCTAAGATTGAAAATAGGGATAGCAAAAGGAATTTACCTTTGGCATACCTACAGATTAGGGTTGGATGGCCAAAAACATTTGTACTTATGAAAGGACTTGACAAATTAGGGCTTATAATCCTTTTACTAATTTTTTTGTTTTGGGTTTACGTAGCAATTGAGCCATTTATTTTTGTCTACACAGGATTTGGTTTTTTTTGGGATTACAATCCAAATTTTCACAATCCAATTCAAAAATAGCATTGATTGCTTTTTATTTTTTATTTGTATATTTGCTAAACCACATAAGCGGAATAGCAAATGTTAATAAAGCAGTTTTCACACGAATTAAAAGACCTGGATGAGGTAAAAGGCGTAATTAAAGCCTATGCCAACGCATACGATAATGAAGATTCGGACGGTGATATTTCTGTAAAAGGTTCTTTTAACCGGACTGTTAACAACAATTGGAAGCGGATGAGGGTTCTGAAGGATCACGATACCAAAATGAGTTTGGGTATCCCTTTAGAAGCAAACGCATCAGATAATTACGGTCTGCTTACCACCACACAATTTTTCATGCACAAATCCTTCGCTAAGGATATGTTTTATGACATCAAAATGATGATGGAGGCGCAAAATCCACTAAATCCAGAGCTTTCAATCGGTTATGAGATTGTTGCAAGGGATCAAAAGGATAATCGAAAAATAACTGAATACAAGTTGATGGAATATTCATTCCTGACAAGTTGGGCAGCTAATGAGTTAGCCACCGTTCAGGATGTAAAAAGCATAAAAAACCATTATGGGATATTAGAAATGATTACTAAAATGTATGACATTCCTTATTCCGATGAAAGACTAAAATCAATTGAATTAACATTACAATCACTCACGAAACAAGACCCGTCACAAGGTGCCACTCTTGAAGATGACCCGATTGAGTTTGAATTAATCAAATCCACAATCAAAAACATTTTCAAAAATCATGGCAACATTTGACACTAAAGAAATTACAGACGTAGTTACCGAGGAGCTTAAAAAGAACCTCACAACCGTCAGAAGTGAGATTGAATCAGGAAATAAAAAGACCTTTAACGAGGTTACTGAGGCAATCGAAAAAGCTAGAGTAGCTTCAAAAAGCGAAATAGATTTAGCTAAAGCAGACTTGCAAAAAGATTTCGATTCTTTTGCAGTTGCTCAAAAAGATGCTAAGAATAAAAATGAAAAGCCTTTAAGCTTCAATCAGGCATTTGCCAAAACCATGAAAGAAGGTGGTTTTGAGGGGCTTCAGAATGCAATCAAAGAGAATCGAATCAACGGTCACACTATCGAAATGAAGGCTTTTGGGACTGGTCAGTTCCCAGGTTATGAGCCATTCACTACCGATTACATGGGGCCAATTGAGCTTCTTTACGATCAATTCCATTGGAGAAATATCATTCCTCAGGGATCAACTGATAAGGAATTTGTTTCTTACCCTAAGCAGACGGCAACAACCGGAAACGCTGGGCCTTGGGATCATAATCCTGTTCCGGCTTCAACCGTTACTAAGCCTGTTATTACTCCAAACATGGTAGCTTATACTGCCAAGGTTGAATGGATCGCTGGTTTAGTAAAGCACATTGAGGTATCTATGCTGGAGGACTTCGCATGGGCAAATACTTTCCTTTCAAAGCTATTGAGAGAGGAGCTTTTCCAAGCAGAAGATAACCAAATCCTTAACGGAAACGGAACTTCGCCTCAATTGGATGGCATCCTAGCCAATTCAGTTGCCTATAACGGTACTTACACAAATGGTATTGAAAGAATAATTGATGCTGCTTACCGTCAATTGGGTAACGTGTTTTTAAGTGCGACTGATATTGTGCTTTCAAACGCTGATAAGGTTCGAATTATCCTGAACAAATCAGTTGGATCAGGCGAATACAACCTTCCACAGGGTGCGATTGGTTATTCAAACGGTCAGCTAATGATTGATGGAATCAGAGTTCATTCTACGCCTCAACTGGCTGCTGGGACTGCAATAGTTGGTGACTTTAATCAGGCTATGCTTGCAATCAGATCAGCACCAAGATTGAGAGTATTCGATCAGAACGAAGACGATGCAACTAAGAATTATCTTATGATGAGAATCGAAGAGAGATTAGCCTTAGCCATCCTTCGCGCAAATGCATTCGTAAATATTACTTTCGGGTCTTAAAAAATCGGTTTAGTTTTATCAAAAGCCTTGGATTAATTTTCAAGGCTTTTTTTATTATCTTTACAATATGGCAGATTTCTATATCAACTCAGATTTACTTTGCGATAATTACCACGAAAAAGGTGCTAGAGGTATTTTATACGATCCAGGTGCCTTAGCGGTTGAGCCTGTTACCGTTCAGGATTTTAAGGATCATGCCAAAATCGATTATGCAACAGATGACAATTTGATTTCTGAATACCTGACAGGTGCAAGGGAAACAGTTGAAAGTGTATTGAGAAAGTCTTTGGGAATCAGAACTGTTACTTTTTATGCCGAATACGTACCTAAAAGATTTAAGTTAGATTGGGGAAATTACGCCTCAATTGCTACGCCCGCAACTGGGTTTACTTTATTCGGTAAGGATATTCTCAAAGAGGGTGGAACGGATATTACCTTGACCTTGACTACTGAAAACACCGTAATGAATAGCGATATTAAGAACGCAATTCTAAAACAAACTTTTGACTATTACGAAAAAAGAGGCGTTTATTCAGAAGGTGCAACTGATTTAGTAATGCTAATTTTGCAACCTTACAGAAACATTCAATTCCCTTGAAATGCTTAGAGAAAAGGTAACATTTAGCAGGATCACACAAACCCAAAACGCTGTCACAGGTGACTTGGTTAATGTGAGTGCTGTTTACTATTCCCCTCAGGGAGCGGAGGTAAAGGAGATTTCTCCTAGTGTTGATGTGATTGCCCAACAGGGAAATATATCAATGTTGATTGAGGTTAAAATTCGATACAATCCAGAGGTTGCGATTATCAACGGGGACAAAATCAATTGGAGGGGATTTACATTTAATGCCTTAGCCCCGAAAGTAGATGCTTTCAGAACCTTTATAACTATCAAAGCATTTTCAGAAATTGAAACCACATTAAGAACTATCTAAAAAACTAAAAACCACTAATCAATATTAATTATGTCAGGAAAATCTAATGCATTTGAAACACAATTCCTAAATCATCTTTTCGTTAATGCAGCAATTGCAAACGTAGGTGATGCAACAGGATTACCAGCGGCAGCCACAGTAGGTAACTTCTTTATGAGGTTATATACGAGTGCCGTTGTGGTAGATGATGCCACTATCGGAACTGAAGCCTCTTATACAGGATACGTTTCAGGAGGCGTTGCAATTCCCAGAACAGTCGCGGGATTTACCGTTACAGGTGACAACGTAAAAAATGCAGCCGTTATTTTATTTGGCCTATGTACAGCTGGGACAAATACGATTCGATACGCTGCTCTTTGGAAAAATAATTCATCCTCGGTTGTTGCAGATCGTTTATTTTGGGGAACAACAGGTGATTTAATTGTCAGTGCAAGTATAGCTCCTGAATTTCCTGCTTTAGAATTTACTATTACTGAGCAGTAAAATTTTACATTAATTCCCTCTTTATGTTACTAGAGAGGGCTTTAAATAATTTTGATAATGGCAACCACAACAAACAGATATTTAAGCTATCCGGCAGCAGCAAACGGAATTGGACGCGCTTCATCAGGAGGCGCGGCTTGGTCTTTCTCTGCTTACACCGAGCTTGTTCCGGTCAACACGATTACTGCCCAACACTTCCTGACAGGCTTAACATGGGCATGGCACACACCTGTTGCAGCTGCCGATGTAACTTACGAATGGATAATTGAAATAGCGGTTGGATTGGCAGCCTCAGAAGTACTAATCGCCCAGATACCTGCAAGTATTAGGGGAGATACGTTGGTAGGTTATGTGCCCTCAAACATGGTGATCTTCCCGGAGCCCAAGCTGATTGCAGCGAATGCCAGACTTTCCGTAAGGGTGGCCTATTCATTGGCGACTACTTCCAACACGCTCACAGGAATCAAGATGCTCTACCAGATCGTCTAAAAAAGCATGGCAGCAGGTCAATATTTAGCACTCCCGGCAGCAGAAACAGGGCTATCAGTAGCCTCCTCTGCAACCGCGTGGGCTTTTGGTACAACTATAACTGCTTGTCCATCACTTCCGGTCGCGGTCAACATTGTGGGACTGCAATTTGAGGTTACTACCATTCCTGCGGTGGATACTACGCATGAAATGCTTTTTGAAATCAGGGTAAATGGAGTTACCCAGATTCAGATTCCTTATTTTATCAGAAATGATACGGGCGTAGGTTATTATTTAACAGACCCTCACAATGTTTTTTTCCCCGAGCTGTTTAAGGTCACGGGCGATTCTTCTATTTCCGTAAGGGTCACAGACAGTCTGGCAGGAGTGGCAACCTACTTGGTCAAAATTTTTTATTTGGAAGATCCATCACCAACAGTCGCATTAAATAATCCTGCCAACAATTTTGTTTCACCAAACCAAACTCCAACCCTTGAGTTTACAGGTACAGACCCAGAGTCGGATGTTGTTCAGTATAAGGTTGAAATTACTTCGCCTATTGTTCAAATTGGCAATACGTTAACTATTGCCGGAACACAGGTGGCGGCTCTTTGCGCACTGTCATCCACCAGAATTGCCTATTCTGACAGTAATCTTGATGTGCTTAGAACCTACGATTTTGACGGTACAAATTGGGCGCAGGTAGGAAATAGCTTATCCATTGCAACGGTTGGAAATCCTGCATTGGCTAAATTATCAAGTACCAGAATAGCATTTATCGATTCTAGCAATATCTCATTGCGAACCTACGATTTTGACGGTACAAATTGGGCGCAGGTAGGAAATTCGCTTACAATAACAGGTGCTAGTGTTCCAGCATTATCTGGTTTATCTTCTAATAGAGTTGCGTACTTAGACTCTGGCTTAGACCAATTAAGAACCTACGATTTTGACGGGACAAACTGGACTTTAGTTGGATCATCATTAACGGTTGCAACAGGGGTATTATCAATGACTCCTTTATCTAGCAACAGAGTTGTTATGATTGATGCTTCCGTAGAGCAATTAAGAACTTATGATTTTGATGGTACTAATTGGGAGCAAGTTGGAGAGTCATTAATTATATCAAATCTTGGAAACCCTTCAATCACTACATTAACATCAACAAAGGTCGTTATATGTGATGGTGATACTAATAAAATAAGGACCTATCAATTTATAAATAATACATATTGGCTTGCTGTTGGACCAACTCTGACAGTGGCTTCTGTTAGTGTGCCAGCCGTTGAGGCCTTGACCCCTACAAGTATTGCCTTTATAAGTTTGAGCGGCGATGCCCTGACGACTTACAGCATTCCCGAAGTGTTTACTTTTGTCTCGGGTGTAGATGCTGGATTTTCTTCAGGTAATCCCTATGCTTCAGGTTCTTTAGTTAGTTACACGGTTCAAACACCTTTACCTGTAGGACCTACTTATAATTGGAGGGTCAAAGCCAATGACCCAACATCAAACAATGCCTTTGGCGACTGGTCAGCAGTAAGATCTTTTACTACTACATCCTCAGCAGGAGCATTATCTACCTCTATTTCAACAGAATCAATTGTTTCAGGATCTATTTCGGCTAAAGGACGTCTAGTATCATCAATTAGTTCAAGTTCAATTGTTTCAGGATCACTTCTCGCCAAGGGTAGATTACTATCTTCAATTTCAACAGAATCAACAGTAACGGCAACAATTAGAGGAAAGGGAAGATTATCTAGTTCAATTTCAACAGAATCAACAGTTACCACATTTATAGTAGCCAAAGGATTTTTAAGTTCTTTGATTAGTGGTGATTCAACTATTTCAGCGACTTTGCGCGCAAAGGGAATCCTTCAATCCTCAATTAATCCATCTTCAACCGTTTCCGGAACAATATTAGCAAGGGGAACATTACTATCTGATATTTCCACTTTTTCAACTTTAGAGGCCGCAATTCAGGCTAAGGGTAAATTATTATCCTCAATAGTTACTGAATCTGAAGTAATAGCCTTATTGACATCCAA